ACAGCGGGACAATTAGCCAATAAAGCATTAGCCGACACAACGAAATATGATGCTCTAGAAGTTGGACATGCTCTTGCCGATGATATCGAAAAGCATCTTTGGGAATCTATTAGACTACACCATGCGATCATAGATGAGAATGAATTCTGCGTTGTGATGGTAATAGCTACCGATCCACTAATCAAGAATCTAATGCGACGCAAATTCTATTGCTGGCCATATCTTCCTAAGCCTAGACCTAACCAAGCAGTATTTCTATACAATAAGACATTAGATAAAATAACGAAAAGATTATGGGTATTGCCAAGCGCCATGGTAATGGCTGAGCTTGCAGGGTCAAACATAATAGTACACAAACGATACTCAACAATGCAGGCGTGGTCAGTAGCATTTTATAAAGGCACCTTTTGGGAATATGTTAGACACGATCAGAAAATAGATATGCCATCGGAACATGAATATTTCTTACAGCATCGTGATGAATTGATCCAAGCGGGCTGTCAAATCCCTGGCTTGAATGACAGAGAGTGCTTCGATTTTGATAAAATCAGTGTGAAGAAGCTCGTAGACCCTGTGAATCCCGTTTTCATTTAAAGTTTTTTCTACTATCTTAGGGATGCATAAAACAGATAAAGGAGCATCGCACGCCATTAAAGAAATTACTTTTTCATATTCTTTTAATCCTTGTAACGTTTTCTCGCGAATTTCTCTTAGAAGTTTATCGCGATCCAATCCTTTTTCAACATCATCAATAGGTATCATATGAATCCAGAAAATCAAAATATAGAATCAAATCCAAATACTACTGTTGACGCGAATTTGGTGCAACAAAAAGTTGACGCTACTTTGCAACAACAACCAGATGAACAGAAACAATCGGATATTCAAGAAGATCCAAATTGGAGAGCAGTGCGTGAGGCACAGAAAAAGAATAAAATAGCTATGGAAGCAGCTCAAAGAAAAGCAGCTGAAAAAGAAGCCGAGGTTGAAGCCTTAAAGGCAGCTATGGAAGCTGTATTTGCTAAACAACCAATGAATAACCAGCAACAGCAACAAAACTACAACTCTCAATATCAAGAAGAAGAAACGGAAGACCAGCGCATTGAGAAAAAAGTTAATGCTGCAATGGCCGTAAAAGAAGCACAGGCAGAAAGATTAAGACAAGAAAGGGAACAGCAAGAATATCCTCAACGGTTAGCTCAAACATATGGCGATTTCAATCAGATGATCAGCGAAGATAACCTAGCCTATCTCGATTATCATTTCCCCGAAGTAGCAGGCCCATTAAAGAGGTTACCCGATGATTTTAATAAGTGGGCTGATATCTATCGAGCGGTAAAGAAATTCGTCCCGAATAACTTGACTTCCAAGAAAGAAGCGGCTCGAGCGGATGCTAATTTCAATAAGCCTAAGTCTATGTCATCTACAGGAATGAGCCAAGATACGCAAAAGCCAAGTTCTTCTTTGAGTAATGACAAAAAACAATCTAACTGGGCTAGAATGCAAAAAACATTGAAAGGCCTCAGTTCCTGATTGAAATGGGAAAATGTAAATTAAAAATGGTTACTCAATGCGGAGTCAATACCTACACCTGCCAAGAAATCAGGTTGTTGGAAAAAGGTTTTAAAGATTATTTTCGAGAAGCTAACTTAACTAATGAAATTCAAAAATTAGGAAAAAATGATAGATATTATCAATCTTATTCAAGACAAATCAAAGAATTCCTTGACGAATGCAGATGTAAAGGAAACGAGAGTATCTAGAAATATTAGGGAAGCAAAAGAAAGAAGGGCAAGAGGAGAATCACTATGGATAAAGAAGAAGTAAAAGATTTTGAGATTTTAAATGATAAATATATAAAATCACTTTCGATAGCATTCGGATCACCTGACCAATATCAGTACCATCAAAATGAACTTTGTAAAGAAATAGCAAGGTTTATTTTGAAACCATATTGGGTGAAGCAAATGGAAAAATCGAAGGAGAAATTTGAAACGCAAGAATATTGATATTAAATATTTAACTTGATAGTGTAATTCTTAGCGCATCCTCTGGACCTCGCTAGTCCAATTTGCTGAAATTACGCCTCGCAACGTAAGACTGATAATGAGTTTCGTCAACTAATAAATCTAAAACTTACAATGTGAGGCTAATTATGTCTTTCTCTACGGGTATCACCAGTCTTAATAATTTCGCTCCCGAACTCCCTGTCCAGGCAAGCGAAGACCTCCTATCTACTCCAATGTTTAATTTGATCCACTCTTTCGGAGTTGATCTTCATCATGCCGAAGCTTATATCGGTAAAACAACTCGTATGTCACGATTCGAGCGCCTAAGTACTTCTGGAGGTCAACTGGACGGTTCTGGAATAGACCCCGCCTCTGAGGTGCCTGTCAGAACCGACATAGACGCAACAATGGAGATCTACGCGAAATCAATCGTTACTAACGAACAGGTTGTTTTATACGAGAACTCAAAAACGCTAACCAAGTTCACAGCATTGCTAGGACAGTGGTTAAGGGAAAAGGAAGATTTATTAATGCGCGATCTATTCAGTTCGTCCGTAAAATGTGATGCGGACGTTAAATTTTCTCTAATTGACTTGGAGTGCCTGGCTGCGTAAGCGGAGGTTAACAAGGGGCAAGATATGATAAAAAATGAAATTGAAATAGATATAACCGATGAAATGGCAACTTATACAGTAAGTAAAATGATTTCATTGCTCAAGGTGCTTGATAGAAATGGATTTTCTAGCATTCATTTTGATGGTTACAATGGTTCAATTTGTGTTTACAAATCATATCAGCCTGAACGACTAAATGAGAAAACACCGAAAGGTGATGCGATAGTCTGACCTCTACGTATATACGAAGGTAGAGAGGGAGATCCGAAGAGGTTTCCCCGCCTAGGAAACTAGGTCATAAAAGTAACAGAAATGATCTTATATAAATGCCACAGGCGGTTTGAACGGCGATCAGCCTTCAAACATATCATTAAACGATGTTAATAACATTGAAAATATCCTGCTTGGTAATGATGCTAGATCGATGCTAACCAATCTAGAAGCCACCCGAGAGATAGGTACAGCTGGCGTTCGAGATGCCTTCCTGGCGCTTTGTAGCACTAACCTAAGCTCGGATCTTCAAAAAGTTCAAGGCGTATTGCTTAAATCTGCATATCCAACGCAAGAAGGTATCAGACCAGAAGAGTATTGCTCTATCTCTAGATTTAGATTCTTTGTTTCCTCTAAAGCTGCAAGAACTCCGGGTATTTCCTTGAAAGGAAACACTGTCTATACAATTCCTATGTATGGATTAGAAGCGGCTGCAAAAGTTGAGCAGAACAACTACACGGCTAAAATCGGTTATCGACCTGATTGGGTTGTTTCGTCTGTTGCACAGAACAGCCAACTCTACGCTAAATTTGCTATCGCACGTGCGATTACAAATCAGAACTGGATCAGTGGCTTAAACGTAACAACATTCCAACCATCCTAATTTAGGGGGATATATGCCTTTTACTATTGTTACTCAGGGTACTTTTACCCAACCATCTACGGCTATTACTAATTACATTCCTCTGCAAAGTGGAGCCGATTATTTCAAAACATTTAACCTTACTCAAATGGCAGCAGCTGCACCTACAGCTTGCGTAGCTGGAGAGTGGTTTGGTGGAGGACTAACAGCTAATAACGATGGTCTAAGATGGACAAAAACAGGATCAAGCGTTATCTCGATTGATAAATTTTCTAACGCTACTGCGTCTAATGGATTCACCTATGTTACTTCTCTGCCTGCTCCACAAGCAGCTTTAACAGGTACTACTATTACAAATGCTACTCCAGCAGTTGCAGCAGTAGTAAATACATATTCAGAGGGTGATACTGTTACAATTTATAACAGTGTTGGCGCTCTTATGTATTCTGGTATGACATTCACTATTTCTTCTGTCTCCGGAACTGGGTTCACCTTATTAGGATTAAAGACACCAGGTTCAGCAGCATCAGCATTCTCAGTTAGAAAAGTTGCTCCTTTCGAACCTGTAGAGCCTAGTTTTCTTTATGTAACAGCTATCACACAGGCTGCACAAGCGCAAGTTACTACTTCTCAGGTTAACAACGTTTTTGTAGGTCAGAAATTTGAATTTACTATCCCGGGATCCTTTGGAATGGTTCAGTTAAATAACTTTAACCGTCCTCAAAACAATCCCGTTGTAGTAACGTCCATCATTGATCCATACAATTTTACAATTGATGTAAATACAACTGGCTTTACACCTTTTGCATTTCCTCTTACATCTTTATCTCCTACCGCTCAGTTGTTTGCTACAATTGCACCAGCGGGACAATCTGCGATGTATAATCCGATTACTCATGTAACCACAGGTTATAACTTTACTCAAGGGCCTTTTAGATCTGGAATTTTTGTACCTTACATGCTAATTCCAGCAGGCGCCCAGAGTCCAGGTGGTATTGCAGGCGATGTTATCGTTTATCAAGCTTTTAAAATGGAAACTGGAACCATCAACGCCCCAGTGCCAAGTTAATAAAAGTACCAGTTTCAGTCGGTTACGAATTGTAATCGACTGAATTTAATTTAAGGAAAAAATGCCAAATCAATATTTACCTCCAGTGATAGCAATACCGAGTTCTTTGCCGATTACAGCTATAACACAGTCTGTTCCTATGGTGATAACGGTAGCGATAGGTAATCCAACGACAGAAGCGATTACATACATTCAAGGAATGTCTGTAAGGTTATTCGTTCCTATTACCTTTGGTATGTATCAGGCTAACAATC